CACGTTGAGCGATAACGTGCTTCTTGAATTCTTCTAGGTTCATTTATAGAGCCCCTTCCTGAAATAGTCCAATTTCTAAATCTAGCATTTCATCTGGTGTTGCTTCGGATAAATCTACCCAGCCCGCACCATTTTCATTTATGCGAAAAATTTCAATGTATCCCATTTACTTATTCTCCCGTCTTTACTGCTACATAGCGGTAAGTATCTTTTAGATTTAGCGGTGCGGAATAATGAGGTCGCACCTGAACCTTGTAAGTATCGCAATTAGCATACCAAACCGAGTTATCTAATTCGGCTGAAATAATTTCACCCTTTAGAGTTTTTGAGCGATAGGTTTTTCCCACTAGGAGACTTTCGATTGTATAAACATTTGCTGACATTGTGTCACCATTCTTTCTTTTTCGTTATACCGCAATTATAGCGGAAGGGTCTGACATTTTTCTACCTACTAGCGAGTAATTCCAAATAGTGAGACGCTCAAGCCGTGTGATACTAATCACATAAAAATGTCCGAATTGTCTGTCAAATCGACACGCCGTAAAATTCAGGGGATTTTATAACAAATCCGTAACGACACGCCCGACGCCGCAGTCTTTGCGGGCCAGCTTGATTTTGTCAAGCCGACACGCCGTTAGTTAGATGTGTTCTTTATCACGCTTTAGTAGGCGTATGGAGTACCACATACCTACCCCTCCTACTAGCAAATAAAGCGGGAGGTTAAGATAGAGACCTAAGAAGTCAGAGTTTATGTATAAGAAGTCCCATGTAATTTCGATCTCCATTTATTTATCTCCGAACATGTTAAAGACCTCGTCTAATTGCTCATCTGTTAAGTGGTCAATGTTGATAGCCTTGATAAATCCAAAAGTATCTTCTTCATCATCTAGCATTTGATTATAAGCATCTTCTTCATCAAAATGTGTGTAGGCATCTGCTACATCTGCTTGGATAGTATCCCATTTAGTCATTTATTATTCTCCTGCCTTGATAGTCATTACATTAGCGGTGAACTTAGTTCCCTTGCCTAATTCGCTAGCGTTTAGCGATTGGATAAGATGGTCAATAGCCTTTACATCATGTGCGACATTGTCGATAGATAGTAAGCGAGAGCCTTGCCAAATTGAGTAAGTGATAGTCATTGTCTGTTCTTCTTTCGTTAGTAGTTATAGTAGGAATTGTAGCGTATAGCGGTGACAAATTGGGGAGACACGCCGTTAGGCGTTAGTGTGATTGTGCTCACACTTGGACTCTATCTCATGTCCGTATTCCTCTACGAGTTCCTCGTAGATTTCGTCAATGTAATCAAGGTAATCGTTCATTAGTATTACTCCCAACTTCTAGTAGTAGCATAAACCTTGCGAGTGCTAGGCTTGTAGTTTTCTAACTCTACGAGTTCTACCTCTAGGATAGTGCCTCTTAGGGCTAGTAGGTCAAGATACTCGTTAGCATCTTGTTCGGTATTCATTAGAACACCTAAGCAGGTAGAGAACTCTCTACTTAGAGGATAGAGAGGATTAGTATTCATCTCCATTTTATACTTTAGTGAAAACATTTTGTTTTCCTTTCTTGTTAATCACCTTGATTAACTTTCTTATAGTATTAACTATACATGGGGGGTCTGACAAATTGCAACACATAACACGGACAATTCGGACATTTCTGAAAATTAGTTAGTGATAAGGGTCACAAATTAGGGTTTTATGGGCGCACTATCGGACAATTCGGACATTTTTAAATGTGTGTATCATACAAGAAAAAAATATATTAACATTTTTAGAAATTTGAAACTGTTGACTTACGAAAATTTTTGATGTTATAATTAAGATCTGGTTTTCGGGGGGTTTACACTAAGGACTCAATAGACCAAGTGACAAACTTCCTCCTTGCTCCACATTGTACTATTTTTTACAATGGGGGGAAAGGGGGGTTTTGCTAAAAATCTAATTCCCAAGTAACAATTAAAATACATAAGGATATATATGAATAGATGTACTAGATGTAATCAACCAGCATTGTTTAATTTAAAAGAAGACAGAGCCATATGGTTTTGCATAGCTCATGGCATGGAGTATTCAGATATCAAATCTGGAAAGTATTCTAAAGCAGTAGATTCCAAATAAAAAATTTTGTTAACATTTTGTTAAATCTAATATCCTAGTCGACTAATAAATATAGTGCTATATAATTAAGCTATGTCTCCAGAAAAACTTTCTGTTAAGAAACAAAAAGAGTATTTGGCACGGTATATTAAAGAAATCAAAGAACGTAATCCTTGCATGGACTGCAAAGTATCCTATCCGTATTATATGATGGACTTTGATCATGTAAGAGGGCGGAAGCAAGCAAACGTAGCAGAACTCATAAGTACGTTATCAAAGAAACGAATAGATGCAGAAATAGCTAAGTGTGAGGTAGTTTGCTCAAATTGCCATAGGGCAAGAACTCATGAAAGAAAAATGCGGAAGGCAGGGTAGAAATGAAATTTTGTACATATTGCGATAAGTTATCATATACATCTAAAGTAACACTACATGGAACTAAGATCTATTATTGTGATGATCATGCAGATAGAATTGCAGTTGACTAGGATTATGGTATAATCAGTATATGAATAAGAAATTTACTTCTCTAATGGTATTGCTGGCAACAGCAATGATTTCTGGATACGCTATGTTTTCATTTTTAAAAAAGGCGGGACTAGAGAATATCTTTGATTTCGACCTTGAAGAAGATATTGATCAAGACATCGAAGATGAAAATCTCTTCTAAAGACTTCCTTGGGTCAATATTCTTTATCTTGGCTATATACTACTTAGCTACTATATTGGCTTGGATATCTGAATAAGGGATTTTCCGATTCCCGCCCTTTTAGGGTCTAGATATATCGAAGAATGCCGAAGGCATACATGGTATAGCAAATGACCCTGTTCGGGCCTTAGAAGCCCTGTAGGGCATTTATGAGGGGTATGTCAGCAAATAGTGGATGTGGGAAATGGGTCTTCTACTTTCGGCGCACTTTTTTCGCACTTTAATTTCGCACTAAATTAATAATTTACAGCTGTATAGCATAATGGTTGTGCGCTTCCCTCATAAGGAAGAGTGTATTGGTTCGATTCCAATTACAGCTACCGCCCGCCTAGTTTCTTTCTATAATCATAACTGAAACAGATGTTGTGCTGTTTTGATCTTCTGATATTCCGTATAGGCGGTCTTTAAAATTCATATTTTCTAAAATTATTGGTGGGCCGTCGTGCTCCACCCTTAGACCGTAGTTTGTTGTAGAAACATTAACGTCTCCAACTAGCGCATGATGGTTCGAACTAGTATTTGTAATAATTATCGTATAGTGTGAATCTACTACATCTGAAAAGCTAAGCTCTTGAGGGGTATTATTTAGGGTTACAAGTTTAGTTCTGAACATATATATATTATACCGCTATAAATGACAAAACCCAATCGGAGGCGGATCCGATTGGGTTTTGTTAGTATCCGAAGACACATTGTACGGGGAACACGAATGCTCAACCCGTACTATTTAATTGTAGGATAAGTATTGTTCAAAGTCAAGAACTTTTATTGAGATTCTTCTTCTGGAGATGGGGTATATGATGGCTGTGGCCCAAGAAGAAATCCTTGGTCATGATATGAAATCATTTTAGATACATCTTCTGGCCCCACCAGTTTATTTGCTATCAGAGTCAGTAAGTCATATATTCTATGCAGCATAATATAGTTAACCATTGGAAGGTTTTCATCTAATGGTGTTGGTTGAATATTTTCTTCAGTCATTTTCTCTTCCTAGGTCTTCCCAGAATTTTTCCCGCCCCATAGCATCAGTTTCAACCATTGGCTGACCGTCCATAGCTATTTTTACGTGAAAAAAATTATTTTCCTGTTCGCATGAACAGTTACCGTTTTTGCAATTTGTGTTCATATAGATTCTACTTTCTTTACCGATGTTACAATCTGGTCGTAAAACTGGCTACCCATAAAATTTTTATATTCACAGGATAGACAGTATAAATATAGCATGTCCGAATTGTCCTGATTACATAGAAGAAGGCCTTGATCCATAGGGCATTGTAACCTTGGAACAAGACCTTCCTCTGAAAGGGCTATATATCTAGATACATATTGTATCTTCATTATTCCTACTTCGCTGTGTCAGTGGGGAATTGCAAAAGCCATTCCTTTGCCCTTGGGGTTAAACCTTTCCAGGCTGACCAATTTTTACCGCCATCAGTCATGTAGTACGTTATCTCTGCGTTTGTTACTGGGTCGAATAACTCTTTGTTACTCTTTAGATTGAATTTTTCTAATCTTGCAGGACCGAGATTCCCGATCATGTTAATTTGAAAAATTCCATACGAACTGTCTCCAGTTCGCTTATTCCCGTTATATGCAAGCGGTCTTCCGTTAGATTCACGCTTTGCTATTGACCAGGCTTTCTTAAGGCCTGACCCTTCGAATCCTACAGTCTTGAGTAGTAGAACTAGCTCTTTGTCTGTAAGCATCTCAGATGGCTTGTAAATCTCTTTACTAAAACTATCTAAGACTTCTTGCTTTAATTGGGCTTCAGTTTTCACTAAAGGTTTTACTGTTAAAGCATTTGCTGGCTGTACAGGAAACAAAAATAATGTTATCATTACTATTGTTACCATATTATGCACAACATCGCTTAACTGTTGTTTTATATTCTCCATTGGCATTTCCTCCTTTAGAGATAACGAACTATAATAGTAACATTACTTGGCAGTACGTGTCAAGCCAGTCGACCAAGAAAGATAAGATGAATATATCTTTTTCTACACCAAAAGTTAATTTGCGAACGGCAAATGGATACGGTCATGCGGGATTAAAGATAGTAGAATCTTTGAGTAGTCTGGGAAACGTAGTTCCTTTTCAAGATGCTAAGGCTCCAGTACAATTAAATTTTTCTCAACCAACCAACTTCAAGCTACATAGAAATCAATATCAGATTGGTTATACTCCCTGGGAATCAACAACAATACCAGCGGACTGGAAAGAATACTTAGATGCAGTAGATGAGATATGGACAACTTCAGATTGGTGTAAAGAAGTTTTTGAAAAGAACGGATACTCTGATGTAAGAGTATTCCCACATGGAATAGATCCTATATGGTCACCAAAGCGCAGACAACTTAGACATGGAAGACCATTAAAGTTTTTGCATGTTGGAGAACCAGCACCTAGAAAAGCTGGGCAGATGGTAGTTGATGCATTCGTTCATCTTTTTGGAAATGATCCTTTTTACTCTTTAACTATTAAAGCACATACTCATAATACAACACGTATATATAATAACTATATAGAAAAGAGTATAGTTGGATTACCAGATAATTTGTATAGTAATATTAAAGTAATAACAGATCCTATATCAGATGAGCAAATGGTAAACCTATATCACGACCACGATGTTTTGCTTTATCCAACATATGGAGAAGGCTTTGGATTTATTCCGCTACAAGCCCTTGCAACTGGAATGCCAGTTATATCAACTTATGATTGGGCACATTATAAAGATTACTTAGGTCCCCTCAAATTAAGATCGGAAGTAATTGATTCTCCATGGCCATTCCCACATGAAGGAAAAGTATTTGAGCCAAACTATCAACACCTACTTGAGCTTATGAGAGATGTATCTTTAAACTATAACGCATACTCAGGTTATTACTTTGCTCAGTCGACTAAGGTTCATGAGGAGTATAACTGGTTGCAGTTGACCAATAAATCCTTTGATCATATATTTAAAAAGTTTAAATAACCCCTTCCCCCGCTAAAGATTTTTTGGTACACTTATATCTCATTCAATTTTAAATTAATCCGTAAGGCGGAAGAAAAGGTGTCACTAAAAAATGTCAAGAACTATTGAAAACCCATACGAAAACTTTATTGCATTGTCACGATATGCAAGATGGATCTCTGAAGAGAACCGCAGAGAAACTTGGGGTGAAACTGTTGATAGGTATTTTGACTTTATGCTATTACACCTGGACAAGAATCATAATTATAAGCCGTCCGATAAACTTGTTAAAGAGTTAAAGGACGCAGTGTTTAATCGAAACGTAATGCCATCAATGCGTTCTGTAATGACTGCAGGTGCAGCATTAGAGCGAGACAATGTAGCAGGATACAACTGCTCATTTGTCCCAGTAGACTCACCACGTTCATTTGATGAGACTATGTATATTCTTATGTGCGGAACTGGAGTAGGATTTTCTGTTGAATACAAGTATGTCAATAAGCTTCCTGCCGTTCCAGAATCATTTGAGAAGTCAACAACAATTATTACAGTAGAAGATTCCAAGCAAGGCTGGGCAAAGGCATACCGTGAGCTACTAGCGCTGCTTTGGTCAGGACAAATTCCTGCAATTGATGTTTCAAAGGTTCGTCCCGCAGGCGCAAGACTTAAGACAATGGGGGGTCGCTCATCTGGTCCACAGCCACTGATTAATCTTTTTGATTTTACTATTGCAAAGTTTAAAAATGCAGCAGGCCGTCAACTAAAGCCTATTGAAGCACATGATATTATGTGTAAGATTGGTGAAGTAGTTGTTGTAGGTGGAGTTCGTAGATCTGCTATGATTTCTCTTTCAAACATTAACGATATTGAAATGGCGTCAGCAAAATCTGGTAACTGGTGGGAGAATAATACACAACGTGCACTTTCAAATAACTCTGTTGCGTATTCACGCAAACCAGAGATGGAGCAATTTATTGCAGAGTGGAAATCACTTTATGACTCAAAGTCTGGGGAACGTGGAATTTATAATGTCGCAGCAGCGCAGAAGCAAGCGGCTAAGTATGGTCGTAGAGACCCTGAAGTACATTATGGAACGAACCCATGTTCAGAAATCATTTTACGTCCTTATCAGTTTTGTAATCTTTCAGAAGTCGTATTACGTGAAAAGGATACAAAAAAGGATATTGAAAGAAAA